TTTTCCTTGCTGGGTGTAACTCGCTTTCCATTGAATATTTCCCTCCATCACAGGCAACGTGTCAACGGTAATAATCGCATTCAATTTTCTTTTTGGATTGAACGAACTGAATTGAAAGGTGTTGTTTTCGATGAATCCAAAAATCTTCGAATTGTTATCCGTTGCAGGAATGCGGAACGTCCTTGAATAAGTAGCTTTCGCTTTTAAATCTTTAATGTCGGTGAATGAGTATTGCAATGAAATCGTTTCATTTAAATATAAATCCATGACATAAGGAGTTTCCGTTCCTTGCGTGTAAACTATTAATGCTGTTTCCATTCTTATTTATTATGGGCAATTTCCAAAACCTATTGTAACATAAATGTTTCCGCTATACGTTGTCAAACCACCCCATACAGGCAGCTTTAAGTAAAATGTATTTGCTCCATCACTCGTTCCCCATACACCTGTTGCAATGATTGGCGTTCCGGGATCCATCATGTCAAAGGATGTTTGACTACCTCCACCTGTTAACACATTACCCAATTGAATTACTCCCAAACGAGATGGCGTTGAAGGTGGGCTATCTGTATAATCAATGCTCACGTAATACGTTTGTCCTCCAATTGGTGTTATTCCACCTGTACCTTGAACGCGTACGGTTATATTACTGCCTCGCGTTGCATTGGTTAAAACGATATTACACGCATCGCCCAAATTCGCTCCAAGATTTAGGCCTGTATTTCCACCAATTTTTGTGAAGTTGGTAAAGAACTCACATGGATCAGGACCAGGTATTGGATATTCCGAAGCGGTTATGTTTATCGTTTCATTATTTGAAGCCATTTGCAATCGTAAGTTCTGATTGTACTTCTTGTAATTGCGCTCTCGCTTCATCAAAAATCCGTTGTCTTCAACGACAACAGGAACGATTGAATAACCATCCACATTGTCATCAACTATCCACACCGATTTCGAGGTAAATAAATCCTTCAGATATTTAAACTCCGATTCCGTTAACCAATCGCTTGTCAGATTAATGAACGTATTTACAATTGGTTCGCGCTCGGTTAATTCACGCGTGTAGTTTTTTGTTTCGTATGGTTCAGTTGATGTCGCGTTATTGAAGTCACCTTGATAGCTTCTATATCTTTTGCGCTCAACCTCAATGGAACGCTCATTCTTTTTGATGAATGAGTAACTATCCCATCCACCCATTTGATTAAGCCAATAAACGTGAACTGGATTGTACTTGCAATCCTCGCTAATGTAGTAACCGTATTTGGTAGTCACTTGTTCATCGCTCGAATTGTAACCTGCATAAACGTAAAACGCGGTATTATCCGCAGTGGTATCGTCAACGTAACCGCCATTAACAAGGTTCTTCAACCCAGTTGGAAGGAATAACAACGCACCTTCATCAAAGGTCATTGTAATATCAAACGAGAACAAAAGAGTTTGATTGTAATCGTATAAATCAAAAGTGAAATGATCAATTGAATTGTATGGATAATTTGAATTGATGTATGTATTGTCATCCGCAACCCACGCATGGATGTCGTATGCGCTGTCGGTTTCTTCCATCACATCGGTTCGCGATATGTATCGCCAATTGATAGCTTCCGATTGCAACAACGATGGCAAATTCAAACGATGCGATAACGTCTCTTTATTAAACCCAATCTCATCATCGTAGTTTTGGCACAATGCCAATGGCCGAGTGTCATTCGTTCCCATCATGATGAAATTTTGTTTACCACTACCATAGATGCACATGAGCGAATAAGTAACCGCAACACTATCATCTTCGGTAAATACTCCACCTACCTCATATCCTTCGTACAATTCAATCGTAAATGTATTGACATTGTTTTTTGTGGTTAGCATTGGAGTTGATGTCTGCAATACCACATCATCGCTGCCATCGAATACAATCGAATTTTTGACGAGCTGGTTGAAGATAGTTTTAGCGTTAAACACTCCGCTATTTACCGCGTTTTGGCTAATGTAAAATTTGTAATCGGTTGAAGTGTTATTGTCGGTAATTAAAACAATGTACTTAAATCCAGGTTGAGCAAACTCGCTCGATGTCATCGTGAATGAAACATCGTTGTTCGAATAACATAAACCTGTTAATGCGTCAATGCCTTGCGCGGTTAATCCTGTTACTGCTGTTGTGTATGCCATTTATATTTTTATTTTCTTCTGTAAATTATCTTCAATTACTAATGTGATTTCTCGGTTCAATGCGTCCTCAAATTCGGGTTGAAAATCCACAATTGTATCGGTTACGGCATCTCTCCAATAGAACAATGGGGATATACCATTGATGCGAATTTTACGCGTCAAATGTCCTGCCAATCCACGATAGGCGCGTTCCTTTGCTTCAGGTGTTTTGAACGTCATGAATGAACCATTGGCGTTGCGTGGTCGAATACCTTTAATCTTCATCCAATCGTAAATCGCCTTTTGCATCACTCCCATTTCTCCCTTTGCAGGTTTTGATCCTGCACCTCTGCGGAATGAATATGGGCTGCCTTGATTTCGTGCCAATCCATTCACACCTTGCTCGACAAAATCAGCGTATACACTTGCTTTACCACGTGCGAAAAACTGAATCTTACTGCTCCTTCCATCGTAATAAAATGAAAGCGAATTGCGCAGTGTGTCAGTTGCAACGGCTCTCCTTTTTTTACCTCGCACCGTTCTGTAAACACCGAGATTCAACATGGCACGTTCAACGACTTCTTGACCAAATCGTTTCATTATCGATGTTAGTGGTGATTCAGCCATTGATGAATTGATTGTAAGCTGTGTTTGGATCGTTCACTAATAAATCAACAAATAGTTCAAGACCTTTTGAGTTCATTGCGTTGACAAATTCTTGGTTGGAATCTTCCCACGCAAAACAAATAGTACCCCATTGCGAATCCGTTGGAATAACTAACTCAGTTATGCCATTGTCTTTTTGATTAAGTGTATAATTCATATTGATACCATAACTGAAATTCCTACTACCGATGCGGAAGCTGCTGAAGCGTTATTCACTACTTTGACACTACATCTATCGCCACTTGAAAAAGCTACCGAGTTGACTAAATTTGAATAAAAATTGGCTGCCGCTCCTGCTGCTATTGTGATTACTAAAGCAGTATCTACTAGGTTTTTTCTTAAAGTGATAACCAATGTGCCAGACCCTGGTTGAGTTGTTCCAGTATGAAAATGTAATCTACTCAATGTGCAATCTTGTGGCATCATTAAAACTCTTATAGATTCAGCAATGACCAATGCAGCACCTTGCACATTCAAGTACTGAGTAACTCCTGCTCCGACAGATGTATTTCCATTTCCAACATTGCCTGCTAAAAATGACGCTCCACTACCTGCGCTTGCATATTGCGGAATGTTTAAAATTCCACTGCCTAAAGTAGCCGCTCCACTCGTTCCCGTTGTCGTTAGTGTTAGCGTTCCTTGTTTGCCATTCAGTTGCGTTTGAATGTCACTCGTTACACCAACCAAATAACCGACCTCTGTTGTTGTAACTGCGCTCACTGCAATCTTCCCACCTGGATTGCTAACGAGTACACGACTGCCCGTTAAATCGGTTGTTGTTACCGTTGTCGCTGCGCCCGTTATCGTATCTTGTTTAGTGCTTAACGCGTTGCTCTTTTCCCAAAGTGAAGTCGTTGTATTATACTTCAATATGTCGTTATTGGCAGGACTTTGAGCACTGACATTGTGCAGTTCTTGCATTTCATAACCATTTTGAACACGAACATACATTCTGCCTGCGCTTCCATTACTCGCGGTTGTAACGAATCCCAAATACACCAAATGGTTTGGTGCAAATGGTTTGACATTCGTAATACTTCCTGCGGTTGCTCCAAGATATACCGCGTCACCATCCGACCATGTAGCTGTTGGAAAAATGTTTAACCCATCGAGTTGACCATTGACAATGATTAAACCTTTTTGATTGTTTGCAATGGATGTACTCAACACCATTCCAACCGTCTGCGCACTTGTTGCATCAACATTATTGGATGCGAGTTTAACCGTTAACCTATCGCCTTGACCACCGAACGCGTATACTGGTTGTCCTTTCGTTATGGTTGATCCATTGACATTAGTCACATAAGCGAGTAATGTGTTTGGTGCAGTTCCAATAACTTGAAATCGATTAGTTGATGAATTGTAAACGCATAGCATTTCCGCGCCAGCGATAATGTCACCACCGATTAATTCACCATCGTTGTTTCGATACAATGGAATTGCACCAAGTGAATTTATATTAAGCGTTGCACTCGTTGTATTGCCTATTGCGAATCGAATTAAAAATGCATCCGCGTCATTGTAGGCAGTAACTCCGCTAATGGTTGTCGTGTATGTGTCTGTACCTGATGTTGTGCCATGTGGAATGCCACTACCTCCACCACCTCCACCGGGAATTGTTTTCCATGTGTTGTCCGCAGCTAAATAGTCAGTTGTTGCGGATGGTTGGTTTGTTGTGAATTGAACTTTCTTTGCCATTACTCTTGGGTATAAGGAATGTCACATGCGTTCCACTCGTAATCAACGGTGATGTCGATTGATCCCTGCACACCACTTAACACGTTGCTAAATTCTTCAATGAATGGAGTGAACTGAATTGGCTTTGTTATGATAACCGATTCGTCAAAGATTTGACCGTTCTCAATCTCGTTTACAAGGTCTGCAAACAACAACACGCAATCGCTAATTGAATGTCGTTGGTATTCGATTTTTACTTCTTTATCGCGCGGCAAATCTGCGAACACAATCTCTAATGAATATGTCAATTGTCCAGCATCAATACTGAATTGATTTGGTACAACGTGCATGAACGGAAATTCATCTTCCTTCTCCAAATCCGCTTGTGAAATTTGACCATGTGTGAACTTTCGTATCAATGCGTGTTTATCCGCGAACTCTCGCAGCCTCGCGATGATGATGTTGTAAGTGTATAAAGATGAATCGCTCATATCTATATGTAGCCAAATGACTATTTTTTAGTAAGTAATTGTTTCTGAAATTGTGCGTAATCAATTTTGTAATTCAGATGCGCGAAGATGGTTGATGCTTGGGTTTTAATAATCGCATCGAATTTGGTTACATCCCTATCCGCGATTTCTTCAATCACATGAAACCAACCATAATTACTACTCAACTCGCTGGTTGCTGTAACGCTTCCTGCATCATCGCTATCGCCTTCTTCAGTTCCGTCATCATCTGTTGATCTGAATACTCTTGGAAAGCTGTCAACAATTCTTTTTCGATATTCGAAAAAAAAACCATTGCGCCATTGGCAATCATTAACGGCATCTCGTTAAAATCTTCCGCGTTCTTTAGGTGAATAGTTGAATCGTAATCTTCCACCTCATAGCGATTAATAAATTCGTTTTTACAAGGTCTGAATAGGATGGCGAGTAACTTATTCAGATGCTTTGGAAACTCATTACAATTCGCATCTAAATCCAACCATTCGCCAAACGTCATCGAGTTGATGTCAGGCACGAATCTGAATTTATTGAACTTGGTAACGTGTTTCGATGGGATAGCTAACAACGCTTCATCAAATGAATTTTTGATGTCGTTCATTTGAGATGGAGTGAGCAACAAAACCTTACTGCGTGGCAGTTTGGTAATCGATTGAACTTGGTTAACTAAATCACCTTCGTTCATTGCGAATCCAACGTACTGGCCAACGGTTATCTTTTCAGGTGATAGGTCTAAATTAATCTTCATATCTCTTTGCAAGTTCGGTGATCCATTCGGTGTAAAGTTCAGTGACTTTTGTCTTGGCCAATCGCTTCCGTTGTGCAGGTTGTTGCAACCACATTCCGAATAAAACTGCGATTGTGAACGCTGACTGCGCTGGGTTATTTACTTCGTTATTTTCCAATTTTAATCTATTTTTATTTGATTCTCGTTTAATATCTCATGGAACTTTTCGCGCATCTTATCGAGCGCATCCAATTGTTCGCCATTATAATCTTTGGTATTATACTTAATGGTACTACGCATTTCTTGGTCGAACTCCCACAGCGCAATGTACACCGAGTTGAGATTGGTGAACCTTTTGTGTTCTTCGATGTCCGCAGGTTCATCCAGGTTAAATTCAATTATCGCTCTCATAGTTTGTCGCTTATAATGATGTTAACAGGTGCGTCATTGTCCCCTGCGTGAACTGTCCTCGCTTGTTTCGGTTTGAAGTATTCCAATGTCTTTAGATAAAGTTCACTCGCAATCATCTTATCCTCATCGTTACGACTACTCCATAGCTTATCGAGGAACGCGTTGAATTGTTCCGCTTGGTGTCCTGTAATGGATTCACCCAACGCTTCCCACTGCAAAGTTTTTTGACCTTTTGCGCCTACTGGTTTTCCATTTGGATTACCCGATTTTCCTTTTTCAAATGGCATTGTATTAAATTTTATTGATATTTACAATTCTAACTTTGATTTAAAGTGATTAATCAATTGCTCCATCTTATGATCGTAGTATTTGACAAAGGTTAAAAAGCCTTCCTTATCTTCCTCATATAGCTTGTAGAGGACATTCCTTAACCTCTGACCATTGCTTTTCTTTTCAATCTCAAAATCAGCTTTTAAATCGTTTATTATCTCCTTTTCATTTGTAGCGAATTCTTCCTCTTTTAGAGCGCAATACACGAAGGAAGATTGAAGATTGAACAATTGACCTGCGATTGATGGACTAATTTCATTGGTGCCTATCACAATGGCCGTTGTTTTGTCCTTGCGTGATTTGATTGATTCAATTTGAGCTGGTATGATTAACATATTTCAAAGATAGTTATTTTTTGACATAGTTAGGTTTTTAGGTGAATAAAGATGAACACACGTTTCTTCCATATTCATAATCCTTTTTAGTTATCTCTTTAACTTTAATTGATAACTACTCACCGCCCAAAAGTTCCAGTTAGGTACTGGCATTAATAAGGTTCTTTACTTCCTCTCACCACCAAGTCGCACCTCTGCGGAGCTTGGATTTATTATTATTAATGTTGTTCATCATTAAAACAATCTCAAAGTTAAAATCACATAACTTCTACCAATTTCAATGATGGTTCTTTTCGCAGTCGCTTTTATTCACCACTTAATTAAAGTTACATGGTAAGGAATTAAAACGGGAAAAAACCTTATTCAGATATCAAAAAAAAATTCCCCAATGATTTAAACGTGTTCAGCGTCCTAAATCAAAGGGGAAGGATCTCAAGAACAACTGAACACAACAAATATAAATTGAATTGTGTTGAGTTATATTTTCACTTTTCAACAATCAAAGAATAAATTAAAATCGGTAACCAAAAAATCCCTGTAACAATTAACCCAATAAAATTGTTACGAGAAAAACGTAATGTTCGATTGAGGAACATCAAACTCATCAACCCAATAAGTGATAATCCTATCGCCATATAGGAGATAAAACAAAAAAGAAGCAGATTCATAATCAAGATTG